GATTAGGCAAAGACTTTACGGCAAGCATTTTGAGGCAGAAAAAACATATCCTAAGCATTAAAGATTCACTTAAGGATATTTTTACAGACCCACAAGTCACAAATGCTGCATATAACTACGCAAAAAGCGTAAGCAGGACATTAGGAATAATTTCGGGTTCTGCGGTTAGTATCGGTGCATCAATCAGTGAAAATCTTTTAGGCGGTTTTGACAGCTATTTATCTAAAAACAGCGATTTTATCAAAGACAAATTTGCAAATATATTAGACCTTGGTGCGGTATTTAACGAGGAAATAGGCAAATGCTGGGAATTTTTAGCACGAATTTCTGAAGTATTTAGAAGTGATTCAGCTAAAGGAATTACTGGTGATATTATAGCGATAATTGGGAACGGTTTTTTAGAAGCCCGAGAGCTTGCATTACGCTATGCGACAGATATAGCCTCTATTTTGATAGATCCGCTGTCTGATAATACGGATAAAATCAAAGAAGCACTTGAGGGAACGTTGACCTCTGTTCAAAAGTTTACAGATACAGTTTCAGAGGATTTTACAAAGTTGTGTTCCCATATGAGTGACACATATGACGAACATATTCACCCGATGATGGAGTCTTTCAAAAACGGACTTTCGGAAATTTGTTCCAAAATGCTGGATACATACAATGAATATGTGGCACCGATTGTTGACAGGATATGTGAAAAAGCTTCGCAGGCATGGGATGAACATATACACCCTGTTTTTATGCAGGTGATAGACAATATTGGAAAAGTTGCAGATTTGATAAAGCTGCTTTGGGAGAATGTTGTACAGCCATTTGTTTCATGGATTGTACAGGATATTATTCCGGCGGTAGCACCTGTGATAGAAACAATAGCTGATACGGTTATTCAGTGTATTTCAGATGTTATGGACATAATTGGAGATTTACAAAAACTGTTAGGTGATATTATTGATTTTATCACGTGCGTATTTAAAGGCGACTGGGATGGTGCATGGACCAGCTTAGTAGATTCTTTTAAAGATATTTTCTCTCTTATTTATGATGTAGCTAAAACACCGATTAATTTGCTGATTGGGGCTATTAATCAGATGATTACAAGCATACAGGCTGGAATTAATGCACTGATTAACAGCGTAAATAAATTGAGTTTTACAACACCGGACTGGGTGCCGGGTATAGGCGGAAAAACATTCGGATTTAGTATACCAACGGTTTCGGCAGAGCAGATTCCGTACCTTGCCCAGGGCGGATATGTCAAACCGAACACACCGCAGCTTGCCATGATTGGTGATAACCGTCATCAGGGCGAAGTTGTAGCACCGGAAGATAAGTTAAGGCAAATGGCAGCAGAAGCGGTAAGAATGAGCAGTGGAAGCACATCGCAGGAGGTGATAGAGCTTTTAAGCCGGATTATAAGATTGCTGGAGTCGGGAGATAAAGGCGATATCTTGATCCAGGTGGACGGCAGGGAAATATTCAAAGTAACAAGAAAACAGGCAAGAGAGTACTTTAATAGAACAGGAAATCCTGCGTTTGATTTTTAAGTGATATGCACTGTCAGTTTGGCAGTGCATATTTTAATGAGGTGGTTATGGCATATAGTGGATTTTTAATCAGAGCAGGCGAGTATCAGATCCCGATAGAATACATCAGTTGTCAGACGTACAAGGTAACACGAAGTATACAGGATTTAAACAGCTATAGAGATTCTAACGGAGAACTTCACAGGGAAGCACTGGAACATACGCTTGAAAAGGTTGAATTTGAAACAGTGCCAAGGCTTTACGGTGATGAAATGGAAAAACTGATAAAAGGCATTTCAGATAATTATATTATCCCCGGAGAACGTAAAGTGCTGGCAACAGTATTTATTCCGGAACTCAATGATTATGTTACAAGGGAAATGTATGTGCCTGATATCCAGTTTACGATTGATGATGCAACGTCAACGGATATCTGGTATGGTTCAAGTAAAATTTCATTTATAGCTTATTAGGAGAAGAACATGATTGAATATGGAGGACAGTTCTTAAAAGATAGTGTAGATAAACAGCTGTCCATAGTAACGGACGATGGACAGATACACATTACAAATAACGAACTGCATCAGGAGCAGTTTGAACTGACAGAAAGCTTATGTTCGGAATCAGAGCTGACCTTTGGAAGTTGTGAAGCAGGCATGGTTAAATTTACAGTGTCGAATATTTTTTCGGGACTGAAAGATAAGTGGATAACAATCCAAATGGTGCTGGCGGGAAATACCGCAAATCCGTTTCAAATCGGAAGGTATAAGGTCTGTTCGGATACACCTGAAGCAGATAGGACAAAGCGTGATATTGTGGCGTATGATGCGTTGTATGACGTGATAAACGCAGATGTAGCGGAGTGGTACAATACTTTGCTCCCGGATAAAGACAGCATTACAACAATGAAAGCTTTTCGGGACAGCTTTTTTAAGCATTTTGGAATCGAACAGGCGGGCGTACAGCTTGTAAATGATGATATGAAAGTTGAAAAGACGGTTGAGCCGGAAGAACTAAGCGGTGCGACCGTCTTAAATTGTATCTGCGAAATAAACGGTTGTTTCGGTCATATTGGACGTGACGGCAGATTCCATTACATCTACCTTGAGCAGGAAATACAGGGCTTGTATCCGAGAAATGACCTGTATCCGGCAGATGATTTGTATCCACGTGAGCCTAAAAGCACAAGAGTAGGCAAAAAACTGTACATATCGGCACAATATGAGGATTTTCTTGTAAAAACAATCGACAAACTGCAAATCCGAAAAGAGGAAGACGACATCGGAGTAATTGTCGGAAGCGGCACAAATGCTTATGTGATACAGGATAATTTTCTTGTTTACGGCAAAGGAAATGAAGAATTAACAGGCATTGCAAATAATATCTATGAAAAAATCCGGGGAATTATTTACAGGCCATTTTCCGCAGACTGCAAAGGAAACCCCTGTATCGAGGTCGGAGATGCCGTCCGTTTGCCGACGCGGTATGAGATTATTGAAAGTTATGTGTTGAAGCGTACTCTGAAAGGTATACAGGCACTTAGGGACGATTATGAAGCCGCAGGCGAAGAATACCGTTCTACACAGGTGAATAGCGTGCATAAAAGCATTATACAGCTTAAAGGCAAAACAAATGTTTTGACACGGACAATTGAGGAAACAAACAGCAAGATTGTAGACGTTGAAAGCGGATTAAGTTCTGAAATTAAGCAGACAGCAACGGATATAAGAGCAGAAGTTAAAAACACGGTTGACGGCTTGTCAAGCAGTATTGAGCAGACTGCAAACAGTATCCGAAGCGAGGTATCCGATTCAGTAAACAACTTATCCAGTAGTATACAGCAAAATACAGAATCAATCACATCAGAAGTGAAGAGGGCGAGTGAAGCCGAGGGCGATTTATCAACAAAAATTACGCAGACTGCTGAATCAATCACATCCAAAGTCAGCAAAAATTATGAAACAAAAGAAAACGCTACGAACACAAAAACGGAGTTGGAAACTTCCATAAAACAGACGGCGGACGGGCTTACGGCAGAATTATCTAAACAGGTAACAGAAACTAAAGAGTATGCCGAATCTGCCGCTGAAACGGCTGAAAGTAATGCAAAACAGGACACAGCAGATAAGTTAAAGGATTACAGCACAACAACGGAAATGAATACCCGAATCAATGCCACAGCAGAGGGAATTTCGGCAGAGGTAACCCGAAAACTGCAAAGCTACAGCACTACAGAGCAGATGAATAGTGCAATAAGGCAGACGGCGGACAGCATTAATACAGAAGTATCAAAAAAAGTAAATGGCGATGAAATTATTTCAAAAATTAACCAATCTGCCGAAAACGTTTCGATTGAAGCAAACAAAATCGATCTGAACGGCGCTGTGACGGCTAATCAGAATTTTAAAATTGGTTTGGACGGAAGCATGGAAGCGCTGGCTGGATTAATTGGAATGTGGCAGATATTTAATGGATATTTGCGATACGTTTTAGGCGAAAATGCGCAAGCACTTATTAAGCCGGACGAATTACTCATAAGCAGGAGTGCCGGTGCAAACGTACATGCGTATCCCGGATTACTATATATGCAATCTGATGATGGTGAACGGAGCATTTCAATTGACTGTAACGATGGAAGTATTAACCTCGGA